TCTTGCGCCCGCTACGCCAGCCGCCGATGTACCAAATTGCCCTAGTAAGGCATCGCTAATAGTGCCTGTTGTACCCATACGTACCCTAAATACCAGCGTGGCAGTGCTAGAAACATCGCCATTTAAGGTTAAATTTAAATTATCGCCTGCCTCCAACGTGTTGGCTGGAACAGCAAATCTAGCTACGCCCGTTTCGGTGGTAGCTACCGCGTTGTTTGTCAGGGTTGCCGCGCCTAAACTACCAATCCAATTTTCTGTTTTTATGCCAGCATTATTGATGATGACTTTTGGCATGGCAAATTAAGCTAACAATGCAATATAGTCGTCGATTTCACTATCTAATGAGGTGGCGCTGACGGCATAGCCCAGTAATTGCAATTTTTTGCCCGCACCAGTGACAGCCGTAACAGTGACAGCACCTGCCACTGAATCCGATAGATAATACCGTCCGCCCACTGTCAAACCCGTTAATTGCGTGTTTCTGCCCTCAAAATAAACCGTAGCAGGCGCACCTGATGCACTTGCTGCCAACACAAAGCCGCGCGCTTGATTGCCACCTGATGCCGCGCTTGCATTGGCAATTAAACCAGTAGCGGTGATATAGACAAAAGCACCAGCGGCGACGGCTTCTGACGTATTCGCGGTATAAGTATCGGCCGCAACGCCAACAGGCATTAAACTGGCATCTAATCTGCCCGTTGCATCTAATACAGGTATATCACCATCATTAGCCGCGCCCGCACTGGTGACGATACCTAAAACCTCTGTACAGATGCCTGCCACTAATCTTAAAAACTTTTTCGCTGCCATTTTTTAACCCCTATAAATTCCACGTTGAATATCAATAAAAACTTCTGTTGCGCTTTTTGCATAGCCAATCGGCACGCAAATTAAGCCTTGCTGCGAGGCGGTAATATCGCCATTTAAACCCAAATACAACAACTGCAATGGCGACCATGACCAGCCACTATTGCTAATAACATGATTGGCTTGCACCATTAACTCGCCATCTACTGCGGCAGCGTTGCTAGCCACGCCAAGCACGCGCCCAACATGGCCTAGCGTATCCGCATCTGCATAAACGGCCTTGCCTAAGCTATCTGTAGTGATCAACTTAAAAGCAATAATTGACGTAGCCGCCACCAGCGCTATTTTTTGCGATTCGGCAACAAACTGCTTGAGTGCGCCTGCCGTTAAAACCTGTGCGACTTCTGTCGGAACAACTTGTCCTAGTAAGTTGGTATAAGTAGCCGCGTGCGCGGTAGCAACAGAACCCTCAATGCCGCGAGTGACTTGCCAAGTGTTGCCACTTTTAGCCGTCACCAGCATGTATTCCGATTCAATTAGAATGCGAAAATTAGCAGCGGGGCTACCTGTGCTAGTTGCCACCGTGAGGCTGGTATCAGCCGCACCAATAGCGGCTGCCAGCGTGGTCACAAAATTATTAGCGAAGTTTTCCATTAAGTAATAAGATTTTTAAGCTTTTGTCCTAGAGTTTGCTTTTGGCTGGCTGGCTGGCTGGCTGGCTGGCTGGCTGGCTGGCTGGCTGGCATCAGTTTTTGGTTCGGCTTTTGTGGCTGTCAAGTATTCCGCTGCGCTGCAATCTTCTACTAAATGCTTGGCAAAAGCAGCATCAGTATTTAAAATTGAGCCGTCAGATAACGTGCCATATTGGCTTGTCATAACAGTGCCTTTAATTTTTACTTTTACTAAGTTCATTTTCAAAACTCCCTGTGAGTACACAAAGCACAAAACCCTCTTGCGAGGGCTTTGCAATTTTGATACTAGATTAAGCTGGTACTAACAAACCGTAACGAATTGCGGCTGGTTTTTCTACCGTTAATGCTAAACGACGTTCGGCACGAATGGTGATTAAGTTTAATTGCGCGTTGTTTTCGTCTTGGTCATACATTTCAACTGTCACACCTTCACGATTATGCAGTGTTGCTGCTTGACGTAGGCTGCCAACTAGCACGTTACCCACTACCATTGCGTTTGAAGCCACTACTGGCAAGCCAAACAAGGTAGGCGCAACGTTCATGCTTGGGTCGCCTAGCAAATAACGGCCTTGCGAATCTTTAGCCAAGCGCATTGTCCACCAATCCGCCGTGTTCAACACAATCACATCCGCAGGGTAATCATTGGCAGCACAATCACCAATCATTTTACCGATAAGGTCATAACGGTTATTAAGTAAGCCAGCGTTAGTTAAAATTAACGCGGTGTAACCATGTGGTGTAAAGTTGCCCGTATTAGTTAAGCCGCTTAGCGCAGGCGCTGTGCCGTTGCCAATGACTAACTGTTGCTCTACCTTTAAATTAACGCCATATATCATGCGGAAATTGATATAAGCCGCAAGCGCCGCGTTATCCATTGCCAACTGACGGGTAATTTTGATCCAATGCGCCACGTTTTGCACAGGCATGGTTTTTGGGGTAAAGGTGATGCTAGATTGCGGCTTAATTAAGCCCTCTGCTACCTCTGCCGCCGCGTTGGTAAAGACGTTTTCTTGAATCCAATCAATTGCGCCAGACGATGCGGGAATGCTAGTCAGCAAGTCTTCAATGGTAAAGACGCGGATTGCGCCTTCTACAATGCCAGGCTTACGGTCTGAATAGGTGTTGGCAATGGCATTGGTTACGGTATTTTTTACCTCAATCGTAGTGCGACCGCGAGCGCCTGCTTTCACAAAGTTGTCATAACTTGCATTTTTAACAAATTGTGCGCCCCAGCTTTCGTCGGCTTTGGTTTCAGCAGCAGGTGCGGTTTGTTTTTGCTTGATGGCTAAAATATCATCCGCAAGTTCGCGCTGTTTAATGCCGATGTTATCTAGCGCAGTTTTGGTATCAACTGAAACTTTGCCAAGCCCTTTCACTTCGGCCTCGGCTTTATCTGCTTTGGCTTTAAAATCCGCTTCAATACGGTCAATGCTTTTGTTGATTTTCTCTAACACTGAGTCTGATTCAAATAAGATAAAGCCCATTTGTGCCATGTAGCCAAATAAATAAGCGCCGATAATGCTAAAAAATGATTGTTTCATTGTGGTTTCCTTAAAATAAAAAACCCGCATTTAGCGGGCTTAGTTAAATAAATAAATAGGTGGTTTCTAACTGGGTAGTGCAAACTTTTCTAGCCGCTGTTTTAGCGCTGTTAAAGCCTTTGCATCCACTACATTGTCAGCGTCGCGCTGCCCGAATATAATTTTTGCTTGTGCTATGAGCATTTTGCACATATCACGGTTGAAGTTACCTGCCTCGCGCAGATAACGCTCAAAATCTTTGATGCTTTCAATGGTTTCAATTTCAGACTTTACCGAGATTAAATCAATACGGCTAAAGCTGTCAGCAGGGAAGGTAACGGGCGAAATATCAATTAAATTACTGACATTTTTAATGGTTCTGCCGCCCTCTACCTTGTAACTTGGGGCATAATCACTTTTTTTAAGCATATAACCGATGGATAGGCCATCTAGCGTGCCATGCTTAAGCGCGGCATGAACATCGTTTGACATGCTCATATTGGGCGTTAATTCACCTTTTACATACAAGCCCTTGCTATCTTCGCCCGCATCTAGCCATTTGCCGATTGGTAGCTCATACGATTTATGCAAAATAAACATTTTTGGCATACCGTTATTAGCCAATGTGCTTTTATATGCACCCGCTAATATCGTGTCGCCGTATGAATCCACATTGTTAAAGGTAGAAGCATAGCCTTGAAACAAGCCTGAATCTTGGCTTAGTTTAATCTCGCAATTATTGAGCGATAGCGTCTTGTGTTCCACTTGAGCCTCCAGTTGGCTTAATTTTACCTAGCATGTCGATTGATACTAAATTGCTTTGTACGGTGTGAATATCGCCGCCTTTAAACGGCGCGATATTTTCTAATTGCAGACAAAAATTACGGTTATAAATGCCGTTTTGCACTGCTTTTGCATAAATTTCCATGCGGTCTTTTAAGCTGGCCCGCAGCAAGGAATCCATATTAAACTCTACGGTGTAGCGCGCGCGCTGCGCCGAGGTCATCACCCGTTTACGCAGTGATTGTTCGATATTGTAAGCAATGGGGTGCAGCGTTGTTTTGTGAAAATCGGCCAAAATTTCACCGCTAGAGCTGCCCAAAGTGGTCGTTCCCTCGGTTTGATTAAGCATAATGCTCGGTATGCCAAGCCAGCGGCCAATATCTTGCACAATATGCTGGCGCGTGGTTAAAAGCTGCATATCCTCTGGGCTTAGGTTAATTTGCTCGTACTTCATATTGGCTTCTAACACATAAAGCCGTGAAGTCGTGCCAACTGCCATTTCTGCAAAGTTTTTCTGTACGGCAGCGCGCTGCTCTGGGTTAAGCACGCCATCCACCATTAAAATGCCTGTTGGTTTGCCCCCGTTGGCAAATAGCTTATTAGCGGCAGACTGTGCATTGCGGCTTTCGCCCAGTGTGGCGCGCATGTAATCTAGCCGCGACCAACCGATAATGCCATTACCCATTTCTTTAAGGTGATAAACGTTTTCTGCTGCCAACACAGCGACATCATTACCAACACGGTAAAGATAAACCTCACTGCCATCATCTAAAATACGCATTTCAACTTGATCGGCGGGCATGGGCCATAAAGCTTCGGCCTCGCCTGTTTTTTCGTTACGCTGAATGCGCGCATAGCCATTGCCGCGCAGCAGCATATTAAGCATCATGGCTATCCAAAACTCTACCGTGGTCATGCGGCTGTTTGGGCTTTCGTGCAATAGCATCCATAAATTGCTATCACGCGCTAAATCGCGCATACCATTTTTGTTTTCGTACACCATCAATGGCATAGTGGCAATAAGCTTGCTTAGAATCTCGATGCCGCGCCAAAAGGCTGATATTTGCAATGCGCCATCGATTGAAGTGCTTGGTACATCTTCTATGAAATTAGTTTTAGGTGCGCCATCTTGCACGCCCTTAGTGACTGCAAGCGCACTTCCGCCTCTAAGCCCTAAAAATCCACCAATATAGGTTAAGTATTTATTCATTGATTACTTATCCAATAATTGGGTTGTTGATAAAATCATTAATATTGCCGCCTGTTTGCATATTGGCATTACCCGCCGCCATCAACAGCGCCACAATACCATCTACGCGCCCTGTGGCTTTGGCTTTGGTGACTTTGCGCCAGCCTGCAGGGTCGGTATCGATGACGGCATTGGCGGCGCACCAGGTCATGACTGGGTTGCCGTTGTGGCGCAGTGTTTTGTTTACTATCATGGTTTCTAGCGTATTCACGGCTGGCCCCATGCTTTTTGTGCCTTGTCCAAATTCAATCAACGGCAAATCTATACTGTCGGTGTTCATGTGTAATTTAAAGTCGTTTACATCGTGTCTATCGTAGCCAATGGCCTGTAAATCGTAGTTTTTGGTGATTTCTAGGCATTTATGTGCGACTTCTAGCTTGTTGATGGCCGCGCCGCGCGAGGTGTTTAAATAGCCTTTATCGCGCCACATAGGATAAGGCACTTTGTCTTTGTCGGCTTTTGCCAGTAAACTATCATTGGGCAACCAAAAGTGCGGTTGCACACGCCAAAATGGGTCGTCATCGGTTGGATAAAACAGTAAAACCAGCGCGGTTAAATCGATATTGCTGGATAAATCTAGCCCGCCGATGCACTTGCGGCCTATTAATAGTGTTTCGTCAAAGTCTTTATCTTGGCATGCCATCCATTGCGCGCCGCTTATCCACGGGTTTTCGGCCTCTGTCCACTCGCAAAAGTTAAGGCGGCGGACTAGCGCTTCTTTACTGTTCATGCCGCGCGCTTCGGTTACTTGCTCGCGTAAATATGCCAGACCAGGGATGCCATAAGCTAAGCTAGGGTTGGCTTTTTGCCAGCAAGTTTCATCTTCTAGCGGTTTGTCGCCTTCATCGATGGCGCAGATAAAACCAAACAACTGATCATTAAAACTCGCTTGATCTACATCGAGCGCATTGCATACATTGATGGCTGCTTCGTGATATTGCCAGCACACCGAGGTTTTATCATGGCCGCTGTTGGTAATCATCAGCACCATGCCCTGCTTGCGGTGCTTTAGTCCCGCGCGTAGCATTTCAATTACCGCATCAGTGCGATGTTCGTGTACTTCGTCACAAATACCAAAGTACGGGCGCGGCCCCGATTGCCCGTCATCGGAGCTAATCGGCCTAAAAAACGCGCCTGCTTTGTGATAAGCAAGATTCCATTCCTTGCCCGTGCCGCCACTTTTGTTAATCGCTTTGCTTAATATAGGCGATTGATCCACCATCGCCACCGCATCACGAAACATGATCATGGCTTGGTCTTTTTTTGTGGCCGCTGCATAAATTTCGGCGCGACTTTCACCATCGGCTACTAAACCATACAGCCCTATGCCAGCCACCATAGGTGACTTGCCCGAACCCTTTGCCGTTTCAATGTAAGCCACACGATAACGACGTAAACCGCTGGCATCTACCCAGCCAAACAATGAGCCTACAATAAACGCTTGCCACGGCAAAAGCTCGTAAGCCACGCCCTCGTAGTCGCCGCCATTAAGCTTTAATACGTCACGAAAAAAACCAATCACGCGCTTTACTTTTGTGAGGTCAAAAAAATAGCCGCGAGAGGCGGCTTGTTCTAAATCTCTAAAGTGTCGCTGGCAGGCAGCGCGTACATGCGGGCCTGCGATAATCTTGCCATCTAATACTTGGCGTGCGTAAGTGGTTACTGGGTCACGTGAGGTAGTCTGTACCTGTTTTTTCGTTGCCAAATAAGTCACCTTGTGAGTTGACGACCACGCGCGTACGCGCAGCAGGTGTCATGCCAAATTGTTGCATAATGGCGTTGGATTGCTTAAATGCCATTGATTGCGCGACCATCAGCTGATTAAGCGATTGGCCTTTTTGTCCAAAACTAATGAAATCAAGATTAAGCCGATAGGTGGCTTCGCGGTATTGCGCGATAGAAATGCAAAGCTGCGCTAAAACCTCGGTATCTAATACGGTCAAAACTTTTGCCGCACGCAATTTAGGCGCTAAATCAACCCAAATGCTATGCGCCCAAACAGGTAAATGTTCTGGCGGCGTGAGGTCGTTTAGGTAATCAGGGTCTGGTTCGTGCGAGTTCATCGCGCGCTTGCCACGATTGCCTTCAACTAGTTTTAAATGCGATGGTTTTTGTGGGCGACCTGCCATAATGTTCTCTAAATAACCTCTAAATGCTTAAC